GCCTAATTTCTTCGGGTGATATATTGGCCGATTCTCCGCTGCCCCCCAAACTTGGCGGGAGCCAACATCGCGCCGCGCATAGACCGGATGCTCAGGCGTGCCCTCAAGAAAAGCGCCGTACCCGGACGCGATGACGGTTTTTGAGAAAGTTCCGCCCGTCCTAAGCACTCGCCGCCAGCGATTGCGATGCGTCAAAACACGGTCGCCGACAGCGACTTTCGGGATAGGAATGAGCCCCCGATCGGTGAGAATTAGCGTGTCCGCCACGAAACAGGGCGGCGAGGCGACGATCAGGGCCGCGTCCTTGAATTGCGAGCCGTGCAGCGTCAGAACGTCCTGGATGACGAGTTGCGTATTCGGCAACGGCGCGAATCCGAACTGCCCGCGCATGTCCTCCAAGTCAAAGCCGACCGTATCAAACCCTTCCGCGATCAAGCCTTCGCTCCAGCCGAACATCCCACAAAACAAATCAATTGCAATAGGGCGGGTTTTCATGTAGATAATCCCCCCATGTATGATCTATTATGCAAATCCTGCGGCGGGAAATTCCAAGCCATACGGCCTGACAAGAAATGGTGCAGCTCGACGTGCGCGAGCCGCGCCGGCAGGCTCCGTAGGTGCGAGCAAACGGATGTGACCAAAGCAGGGGCTGATTGTTTGGAATGCGGCAAGCATTTCAGCATCGTGCCGCCCTCAACAAATCGCCGATATTGCTCACAGGGATGCTCGACGGAAGGCGCGAGAAAGTCACGTGCCGCATTCCACAAGAGAAATACAGAATACAATAAGCAGATGTGGCAACGCCACAAACACAAAGACCCAAGGTCGACCAAGGGCAAGGGCGTGATCGAATGGCTTCGTCGCGCCTTTCCAGACCTTCCAGTTGGCTGCGAAAGCTGCGGCGAATCTCGCGTGCTCGACGTTGCGCACAAGCCAGAGTTTGCCAGAAATGGCGCATGGAGGAACCGAAATACGACGCAACGTCATATGTTTTGGGTTCTCTGCCCCACATGCCACGCGCTTCTTGATCGCGGTGTGATGACAGCACAGGCGCTAGGGCTCCGAGACAGCCTGCTTTAAGGCCGCAGAACAGATCGATCGCCAGAGGTTTCATGTCCGGCTCATTGCGGCGATCCGGTCGCGGACGCGGATCACGGTGCGGGCGGACCACGGCGCGCCGGTCGGCGTCGCTATCCCGATCTGGTTGAGCTTGTTGGCGGCGGTGTGGGATGAGAGGTCTTTGAGGCGGGCGAAGACGGGGGCGAGTTCTTTGGCGCGGTCGTTGGCCTCTTGTTTACGGCGCTCGCCGACTTCGGTGGTCTGGCCGAGCTTGCGGCCTGATTTGGTGCCGATGATCTTGGCGCGGGCGAGGGCGGCTTTTGTGCGCTGCGAGATGAGGGCGCGCTCCTTTTCGGCGACCGCGGCGTAGATGTGGAGCATGAAGGGATCGACGTTGGGGCCGAGTTCGGCGACGATGAATGGGATTTTGTGCAGCATCAGGCCGGAGATGAAGTGGACGTCGCGGGAGAGGCGGTCGAGCTTGGCGACGACGACCGGGCCGGGGATGCGGGCGGCGAGGTCGATGGCGGCCTTGAGTTCAGGGCGGAGTTCGAGCGCGTCGGCGCCCTTGCCGGTCTCGACCTCGACGAACTCCTGGACGATGCGCATGTCGTTGTTGGCGGCGAACTGCTCGACGGCGGCGCGCTGGGCGTCCATGCCGAGCCCCGAGAAGCCCTGCTTTTGCGTTGAGACGCGGAGGTAGGAGACGATGGGGGTCATTATCGCAGCACCAAAACAAGCCAGATGACGAAGATCGCCGACACGATGAGAAGGGTCATTTTTTCCTCTTGCATTCCGCCCCGGTTGGTGTCATGTGTGTACCGTTACGAGGCGATGATGTCAATCCAAAAGAACCCCGGCTTTAACCAAAAACGGTGGTCCTCCATAAAGAACGAGGCGCGGAGTGCGGTTTCCCGTGCTCGCAGAGATGGGGAACTCGTCGCCGCGGCGTGTGAGGTTTGTGGCAATCCAAATGCTGAAGCTCACCACGACGACTATCTAAAGCCCTTGGAAGTTAGGTGGCTTTGCCTGCATCATCACTACGAACACCATTATTGCGATGATGCCGTTTCGTTGGAACTGAAAAGCAAATCTCCATCTCGATACGAAATTCTTTACAACGATCCCGAGGCGGCGATGAAGCGGTTACGCGATTCGGTTGCGAAGGCGCTTGAGTTACCGCCGGAAGCCTTCGCACGTTCAACGGCCGCCTCCCGCAAGGGCTGGCGGACCCGCAAGGCGATGGCGAAGGCGAGGGAAAAGCCATGATCGAAGTCGAGCCGATGTCGTTCCTGAAAGCCAAGGGCACGTTTCAGGAACTGCGCGTCGAGCGAGACATTTCCGGCGGCGTGAGGGTGATCCTCGGCGCCGCCGGCTGTGTGTTGTCGCCGCAGGACGCCATCAAGCTCGGCTCGGCGATTCTCAAGGCGGCCGACTGCAACGTGGACTATCAGGGCGATCCGCTCACCAAGAGGTCATTGAGGCTATGAGCATCACGATCCAGCGGCCAGTCAACGACAATCGGCCGGGAGTGGCGGCGGAGTTCGTGCGCATCCCGGAAGCCTTCTTGAAGGTCTATTCGCAGGAACTGCTCGATTGGGCGTCGGGGCTCGAAACGAAGGGGCAGTTCCTGGAGGTCATGCTGTGGAACCCGCCAGGCGCCACTTCGGTTCTCGCCGCCGGCCACCAGGGCAAGGTCAAGCTGCGCTGCGACGTCACGGTCAACCCCGCCAACAAGGCGGTGCGGCTGGTGATCCAGCCCGACGACGAGGCTGACGCGGCGCGCGTCGCCAAGCACTGCGAAGACCTGCCGGGGATCATGCGGGCGCACCGGGCGGCGGCGGAGGCCAATCGCAACAAGCCGCGCGGCGCGGTGTCGGCCGTGTTCAGCCTTCCCGAGTACTTCGTCCAGCGCTACGGCTTTGAGTTGCGCGAGTGGGGCCGAAACCTCAAGAAAATTGGCCTCGTCAAGACGATTGTCCTGCGCGAGGGGACCTTGAGCGACCTGTCGCCCGACCCCGAGATTGGCGCCGTGCTGCTCGGCGTGAAGCTCAAGGCGAAGATCGAACGGATGGACAACGGCGTCGACCTGCGGCTGATCATCGCGCCCGCCACGGAAAAGGACGAAATGATCATCGCCAAGCACTGTGAGAAGATGACCCGCGTGGGAATCCCCGCCGTCGCCAGCCTCGTCGAACCGCCGCGGCCCGGAATGCCGGCATTCCCCAACATCATCGGCGCGCCGCCGCCGCCGGCCGACGGGGGCGTGTGATGTCCAGCGGCGACAAGCCCTCCGAAGCCGCGCCGGTCAGCGCCATCGTCTCGCTGTTTCAGAAATACCCCGGCTTGCAGAACTTCCACCCCTGGCCGTGCATCGTCTCGCGGCAGTTCCTCGTGCCTTACCTCGCCGGCCGATCGACCGACGGGATTGTGACCTACATCGACGAGGGCGTGCCGGCGCGGCTCAAGATGGGCGTCGAGCCCGACAAGTACCTCTGCTGCCACGAGGGCCTTGAGTGGTGGATGATGACGCGGCTCGACAAGGCTTATTGGGAAGGGCCGGGCGCCAAGTCCGCTCACTGGTGGGCGACCGGCTTCGAGCACATGAACCTCAAGCTTGACGGGTGGTCAGATCAGGACATCGATGCCTACGAAAAAGAACTGGCAAGCTACGTCTCGGAAACCGAGAGCGAAAGAATTTCGGCTGAAACCGTCCCGCCAGACCTCTATCAAGGCCCCTATGAGCCCGCCGGCGACAGCGACAAGGCCGAAGACGACGATGACGCCAAAATCCTGCCAATCCTCCGCGCCGCCCGCGCGCGCCTGATGCAGGTCCAGGAAGCGAGAATGCCGTGAGTTCCGTCTTCAATTTCATCGGCGGCACCAAGGCGGCAGATTTCATCCTCGCCAATCATCCGGTGGATTATATTGGCGGCCCGATCGGCAGCGGCAAGACTAAGGCTATGTGTCTGCGTGTCGGCCGCCACGCCCAAGAACAGCGGCCAAGCCCCAAAGACGGCGTTAGGTATACGCGCTTCGCGATGGTGCGCAATACGATGCCTGATTTGAAACGTTCTACAATCCGTACTTGGCTGGAGACCTACCCGGAAGACACATACGGTCGCTTTACTTATGGCGCGACGATGGGCCACAAGCTGCGCTATCCCTTCAAGGATGGCCCGGTCCATTGCGAGGTCGACTTTATCTCGCTCGACAAGACCGACGACGTCAAGAAGCTGCGCTCGACCGAGTATACCGGCGTATGCTTCAACGAACTGCCCTTCATCGAGAAGGAATTGTTCGACGAGGCCGACTCGCGCTTGCGCTACCCGCCGCAGGAACATGGCGGCCCGACGTGGCGCGGCGTGCTCGGCGACGGCAACGCGCCCGACGAGGACCACTGGCTCGCCACGATGGCCTATGGGCTCGACCCGCCGGTTGGTCTGGCTGAGGCCGATCGCGCGCTGTACGAATGGCCGGACTCGTGGGGCCTGTACATGCAGCCCGCCGCGCTGATCGAGGAGTTCGACGCGCGCGGCCAGATCACCGGCTACCACATCAACCCCGAGGCCGAAAACCTAAAGAACCTGCCGGCCGACTATTACGATCGCCAACTGCGCGGCAAGACGAAGGCGTGGATCGACTCGCGCCTGATGAACCGCGTCGCCCTGGTCGCCGAGGGCCAGCCGGTTTGGCCGATGTTCCGGCGTGAGTTCCATGTCTCGCGCGAGGCGCTGCGGCCGTTCCCCAATTACGACGTGCAGGTCGGCCTCGACTTTGGCCGCGTCCACCCCGCCGCCGTGTTCGCCCAAGAGGTCGGCGGGCGCGTCTACGTCCAATACGAAATGCTTGGGTTCAACGAGGGGCCGTCGGTCTTCGCGCCGAAGGTACAGAAGTTCCTGACGCAGCACTACCCAGGCCAGAAGGTTCGGTTCGTCGGCGATCCTAAGGGCCGCGACAAGCACGACGAGCAATCGGCCTACGAGATTTGGGCCGCGCACGGGATGCCCGTGATCCCGGCCCCGGTGCCGATGAACGACATCGAGAAACGTGTCGAGGCAGTCGCCTTCGCGCTCAACGACAACCCGGCCGGCGTCAACCGCGTCGTCATCTCGCCGGTCTGCCGAACGCTGGTCGTCGGCATGTCCGGCCGCTACCATTTGGAACGAGAAGAAAAAGGCGTGCTAAAGCCTTCAAAAGACAGGTACTCCGACTTGTGTGACGCCCTCCAATACTTAATTTTAGGCCTCGGCGACGGGCGCCGCATGATCGGCCTCAGCCCGATCGGCTTGGTCATGCCGGCCAAGATCGGCCGTATGCGCCGGACGATGCGCCGGATTGCCGGCTGATGGACCAGATCGAGCCGGTCGGCGCGGCCGAGCCCGCCGGATGGTTCGTCGTCTTCCACCCCGACGCCTCGTCGCGCTGGCTGTCCGCGCTGGCGATGGGCCACTTCAAGCACGTCTCGGCCTTCACCTATGTCCCGGTCGGCGACTGCTGGCTGTTCCTCGACGCCGAGTGGACCGGGCTGCGGATCGTCCACGCGAAGCATGAGATCGCGCGCCAGCAGATCGCGCGCTACGCCGCTCACTGCGTCATCGTCAAATGCAGGCGCGCCGACGCCCCGATGAGCTGGCGCGGCCGCGCCGGCTTCACCTGCGTCTCGGCGGTCAAGCATTTGCTCCGCGTCAGGACCGGATCATTGCGGCCTGACGCACTCTATCGCCATCTGCTCGCCAACGGAGGCGAGTTGTTCGATGGGCGCACCAAAGATTCCTGTCGACCCGATGCTGGCGCAAGAGCAACAGCAGGCGCAGACCAGCCTCGATAACCAACTCCAGACGCAGACGCAGGGCGACATGGCGTCGCTGATGGCGCGCTACGGCACGCAACTCGCGATCGCCGGCGGCACAACTTCCCCGCTCGTCTCGACCCTCACTGGCGGCATCGCGCCCGGCAAGGCCGCCTGACCTATGGCAGAAATCCCCTCGACGACCAATTCCGTTCAGAGCGAAGCCGCCTCGACCGGCCAGGCGAAGGACCTGCAACAGCAGGCAGTTGCGCGTCTCGCCGCGGCGCGAACATGGAAGTCATACATCGAACTCGACGTGAAGGAGTGCTATTTTCTGGCGGCGCCGAATCGCCAGCGCCAGATTTCCTCGATGACGTCGCCGAGCCAGGCGCGCATGTTGGATGCGCCTGAACTCAACACCGACGAAACCTTTATCATCGTTGAGGATTTTGTCACGGCGGTCGTCGGCGCGTTCATGCCGGAAGCCGAGCCGTGGTGCGAGCGCGGGCCGGGCATGGACCTGCCGGGCGGCGCCGAAGGGCCGGTTTGGCGCAAGGTCCGCGACCAGATCAAGAAGGACGATCAGGCGATCTTCGCCGCGATGAAGGCGTCGAACCTTTATCCTGAAATCCCGAAAGCCTTCAACCCTGACCTCGCGATCGGCACGGCTGCCGTGTGGGTCGAGCGCCCGCATCCGGCCTCGGCGATCACGGTTTCAGCCATTCCTTTCCGAGAACTCGAAATCGACCTCGGACCCTATGGCGAGGTCGACTACCGCGCCGCCGTGCGTTTCACTAGGAACCACTACGTCCGCGAACTCGTTGGCGAGGAAGTGTGGAAGAAGGTGCCTCCCGAGGTCAAGAAGAAGCACGAGGACAAGCCGTCCGACCGGACGCAGGTGATTTGGGCCTTCTGGCGTGATTGGGAGGACAAATCGGACGAGGTTTGGCAGCACGTCATCATGATTGGCAACGAGGTCATTCACGACGCCAAATGTGTCGGCGAGGGCTCGTGCCCGTTGCTGGTCATGCGATTTGGCGCGACGGCAGACTGGCCGCACGGCGTCGGTCCGCTGATCAAGGGCCTGCCGAGTTTCCGCCAGATCGACGAACTCGAATATATGCGGACGGTTCACGCCGCGCGCTCGATCATGCCGCCGATCACGTACCCCGACGATTCCTTCGCCGCCGTCGAACAGGGCGTCGAGGAAGACATGGCCTATCCGATTCGGCCGGGCTCCGAGGGCGCCGTCAAACCGATCTTCACGGTGCCACCGCCCGAGGTCGCAAACTACGCCTATCAGGAGAAGATCAAGAAGCTGCGCAAGCTGTTCTTCGTCGACTACCCCGAGCAGACCGGCGACACGCCGCCAACGCTCGGCCAGTGGCTCGACGAGATGGCGCGCGCGCAGCGCCGCCTTGGGACGCCCGGTCTGCCGTTCTGGCGCGAGGGGCCGGCGCAGATTTTCCTCCGCTTCAAGTGGCTGCTTGAGAAGGCCGGCGCGATTCAGCCGATCCGCGTTGACGGCCGCGCCGTCGCGACCATGCCGCGCAATCCGGCGCAGGCCGCCGCCGAACAGCAGGAAGTCGGGATGGCGATCAAGGCGCTGCAAATCATCGCGCCAACCTTCCCCGAGGAATTCAAGATGTACTGTGACGGCGCCGGAACGATGAAGGCGATCGTCGACAAGATGCGCGTCGGCCTGATCAAGTGGCGCAATCCCGACCAGGTCAAACAGGCAACCGCGGCGATCGCCCAACTGGCCGGCGCGCGCCATGCTGGAGCGCCGCCCAACGAGACCCCAGGGCCTGTCTCATGAACGAAGTTTCCGACGACGATCTAAAACTGGCGATCGACCGCATTGCGCGCACGCCCGACGGCGTGACGCTCTACCTCTATTTGCAGAAGGCGCTCTGCGGCGTCATCAGCGATGGGTCAGAGAGATCATTGCAAGCCGACCACGGTCGCCGCAGTTTTGCGCGTGATCTAATGGCCCTGATGGCCGAGGGAATTGCTCTAAGTGACCGAAGCCGCCCCGTCACCTTCCGTCTCGCCAGCGCCGTCGAGCGCTCCGGCCGTCGCATCCCCGGCGCCCGTCTCGTCAGCCGCGACGACTACGTCCCCGGCTTCTCCGACCCCGACGCCGACCCCAACTCCCACGCCGACTCCGGCCGCTCCGAGTAACGAGCGGCCGGCTTATATCCCCGAGGCGTATTGGGACGCCGCCGCCGGCAAAGTCAAGGACGCCGAGTTCGCCGCCCACTTCAACGAATTGCAGACGCGCGTCGCCGCCGATGAATCGCGCCGGTTGACGCTCCCGGCCAAGCCGGAAGACTACAAGATCGAACTGCCGAAGGATTTCACTCTGCCGCAAGGCGTCGAGTTCAAGATCGACGCCGACAATCCGTTGTGGGCGCAAGGCCAGCAATGGGCGCAGAAAAACGGCCTGACGCAGGAAGCTTTCCAGGAAGCCATTGCCCTCGTCGCCGGCGACCGCGTCGGCACCGCCGCGCAGATCGAACAGGCGCGCAAGGCCGAGATCGGCAAGCTTGGCGCCAATGGCCCGGCGCGCGTCACCGCGATCCAGACCTGGGCGCAGGGCCTGCTCGGCCAGGAGCCCGGCGCGCGCTTCGTCTCGCGCCTGTTCACCGCCGCCGACGTCCAGATGGCCGAATCGCTGATCGCCAAGTTCACCGGCTCGGGCACGTTCAAGAGCGGCGGACGCGAGCCGCCGGAAGCGTTTGGTAAGCTGTCCGAGGAAGCCTACGGCAAGCTCAGCCTGCCGGAACGCCTCGACTACGCGCGCGCCCAAACGGCTGCGAAGCTAGGCAAGAAGGTCGCCTGACATGACCGTTTTCGTCGCCACCTTCGTCGACCAGGCCTTCGACAAGAAGTCGGCCGAGGTCACCTATATCGCGCGCATGCTGCGCAAGATGGCCGACGATGTCCAAAAGACGCAGGGGACGGTCAGCGCCGCGACCTCCGTGCTGCTTCCCAACGCGGCGGGAACGGCGAACACCGCTGTCGCTTCGTGGACCTACACGGCAAGCGCGTCCAATCCGTGATCTGAAAGGGAATTCCGATGGCCGTCTCGAACCTCATGACCCTCACGGAATACGCCAAGGGAATGGCGCCGGAGGACGTTCGCCGCCCCGTGATCGAGATGTTCACGCAGTACAGCGACGTTTTCGAGGTCATGCCCTTTGAAGGGCTCAAGGGATCGAAGTACGTCGGCTACCGCGAAGCCGCGCTGGCTACGCCGGTGTTCCGCGCCGTCAACGAGGCGTCTTCGTCCGGGCATGGCGTGATCTCGCCGTTCGACGAGGCGACCTACATCATCGACCACGACATCGACATCGACCGTGCGATCCAGGATCGCTTCGGCCCCGAGCGGCGCAATTACGAAGAGCGAATGGGTATCACCGCCTTCGCCCGCCTGTGGATCGACACCTTCGTCAAGGGCGATCAGTCGGTCAACGCGCGCGTCTTCAACGGCCTCCAGGTCCGCGCGCAGAAGTTCGGCCGGCTCTACTACAACTCGACGGCCTCCGGCGGCGCGGCCCTGTCGCTCGCCAACCTCGACACGATGCTCAACAACCTGTCGGGCAAGTCCGGCACGCGCTACCTATTCGTTCCCTTCCTGTCGCTGCCGCTGTGGATTCAGGCGGCGCGCAACCAGGCGCTGACCGGCTACGTCATGCAGACCTGGGACGAGATCGGGCGGCCGAAACTGACCTACGCAGGCATCCGGCTTCTCTACGGCTACCCCAAGGACGACCAGGTTCCCGTCCTCCAGTTCAACGAAGTCGCCTACGGCACCGGCTCGGCGGTCACGTCGTCGATCTACGGCATGACCCTCGGCGAAGGGATGTTGCGCGGCATCTACGTCCGCAACCTGACGCCCGAAGACGTCGGCCTGCTGGAAGACAGAAAAACGTATAGGACCCACATCTCTTGGGACGTCGGCCTGGTCGACGAGTTCAAGTATTGCCTGACTCGGATGACGAGTTGGACAAATGCTCCCATCGTTGCTTGAAGAAAATGCTTACTTATCAAAGACTTAGAGAATTGCTCGATTACGAGCCGCAGACCGGAAAGTTCTTCTGGAAGGTCAGGACGGCTCGTTGCGTCAAGAGAGGCGGCGCACGCGGCCTACGTTGAGAAGGCCAACGAGATTTTTGGCGAGTTCGCCCGAGCGGCATGAGAGGATACGACGATGGGTGACAGAACCTACGCAGTCGACGCCAACAACTTCCTGTCCGACGGCGCCGCCGCTCTGACGGTATCCGGTTACGCGCAGTATGGCGGCGCGGACGGCATCATCGATTGTGGCGGCAACCAGAACATCACGGTTACGCTGCCCTCGATCGCCGCCTCGTCCAGCATCACGCCGCAGCAACAGCGCATTGACGCCGCTGTGGTTATCGATGTCACCGCAATCGTCGTCACGTCGGGCTGCTACTACAAGCTGATGGTGCTGGTCTCGAACGACCCGGCTTTCGGCGCCACGAACGTCATGCTGGCCGGCGCGCTCCAGCTTGCCATCGCCGGCACCGGCGACGTCCCCAACAACTTCACCCCGCCGGCGGTCCCCGCGATCGGCGGCAACCGCTACGAGATTCTGTTCTCCAACGAGCAGAACAACGTCAAGTACGAGTACGTCAAGCTGTACGTCGTCCTTGGCGGCTCGAACGCCTCCATCACCTTCAAGGCCTTTATGGCCATCCTCCCGGCGATGCAGTAACATGGTCGAAGCGATCCAACTCAACGAGTACGTCAAGCTCTCGAACGTCGGGCCGGGGCTGGCCGCGATGGCCGACCGCGAACGTTCGATGGTCTATCTGTGGGACTGCGGTCCGACCGCGCCGAGCGCTCCCAAGCGCCCGGTTGCCCCGCGCGGCAAGGAAGGCGACCCGGAGTTTGATCTCGCAATGGTCGACTTCCGTCAGGCGCTTCTCGACTACGAGGCCGACCTGCGAACCTACGGCGCCCGCAAGGACGAGTTCGCCAAGTGGCAGACGCAGAACGGCGGCCCCTTCGAGATCAAGATGTGGTCGGTCGACGCGCGCGACGCGCTGGAGATCGATGAGCGGGTGGTCAAGGAAGGGCGCCAGCCGGCGAAGCGCTACTTCATTTCGTCGCGCACGCGCGGCTTCGAGTCGCTGCCCAACCAGGGCTTGCCTGGCGCGATGAAGCCCGGCAAGGCCCATTTCGACAATCTGAACCGCGAACGCGCGGGCGAGGCTGACCTCGATGAAGCCCGCCGCTCCGACCCGGTATTCGGCTCCAGGGAGATGCGAGCATGAACACGAAACACTGGCTCATTGGCGCCCTTACCGCCGCCGCGCTCGCCATCAGCCTGGCCGCCCCGGCCTCGGCCGGCGCAATTCTCTGCACGCCGCGCAACATGCCCGATGGCAACGCCGGGACTGTTGGCGGCACGAACTCCGCTGTCCCGTCGCAGACGCTCTACACGCTCAACTCCGAAGGTTGCGCTGCGGTTTCTAACCAGGACGTCGGCTACTTCAAGTCGCAGGGATGGTTCCCCGGCCCGAACCTGTTCTCCGTCTCGCTGGTCGGCATCACCGCGCAGACGACCGCCGCTCAGGCGCCCGTCCTTCCGGCGGGGTCCTACATCGTCGGCCTCGTCATTCAGGAAACGGCCGGACAGGCTGTGACCGGCGGATTGGACATCGGCATCGCCGGTTCGTCTGACGCGACGATTGCTTCGGCCGTGACCTGCGCGGCGAGCTGTCTCGTCCACGTCGCCGACTCGGCGATCTTGGTTCGCACCGTCGGCGCGACGACCACCGGCACGGGCGTGCCGAAGGCCTTCCCGATCTACATCAATGCCCACACCAATTGGTCGGATGCGGCAAAGGTCAACCTGACCGTTTTCTACAGCCTGTATTCCCCGACCTGAGACGAAACGATGGCGACTGTCGCACTTCAAAAGATCGACGCCAACGTTGCAATGGGGCAACAGCAGTCGATCTTTGGCCCCGTGACGGGCGCTCTCTATATCGTCGACCCGCTCGGCCGCGTTGTCGTATCGACCCTTGACTCGCCGACGCTCGTGGCCCAAGGCTGGGCATACGCCGAACTCGAATATCTGACGGGCGCCCCTAACAACGGGGTCGCAACGGTAAACTTTGGCGTGTTTCCAGGTTCCCCCAACACTCAGGTCACGATCGTCGCTGCCGACGCCTACGATCCGGCGGCGACCCTCCTGGCAGCCATCACGCCAATCGCGACCGGCGATCACTCCGCCGACGAGCACTCGGCCGACCCGCCGATGGTTTCGGCACAGGTTGTCGCCGGGAACATCGTGATCAACGCTGCGGCGAGCGGGCGCGACTGGCCGACGCCGGCCGGGACGCCGTTTGGTGGGGCCGCCAGTCAGCAGCCGATCGGGCTCCAGCAGCCGCAGCCCTACGGCGCGTGGTCGGTCGCCTGGTCCTTCAATTCGTAGGAGAGATTGATGCTCGCCATCCAAGGGTACTCCACCGGCAACGGCCTGGAAATTGAAGCCAACACGAACGCCATGCGCGTCAACGAGCGCGGCATCAACGTCGGCGCCTACGGCTCCTATTCGGCCTCGGCGGTCAACGGCACGACCGTCATGGCTGCGGGCCTTGCCGCCGCCGCCCCAATTTTTGCGCGGCGCAGCGCCGCCGCGGCCGGGCCGCTCGTGGTCATCCGGCGCGTGCGATTCGAGGCCAACGTCGGCACGACCGCTTTTGCCAACACGCCCGGCTACTTCCAGTTGTTCGTTGCTCGGGCCTTCTCGGCTTCCGACACCGGCGGCGCGGCGGCGACCCTGACCACGAACAACGCCAAGCGCCGCACCGCCTTTGGCACGACCGCGCTCCAGGACTTCCGCTATTCCCAGGCCGCGACGCTGACTGCCGGCACGCGCACGCTCGACTCGACGCCCATCGCCAGCGTAGTCACGCAGAATGTCGCGACGGCCGGCGCCCAGCTTGTCCCGCCGACTGATCTTTTGCGCTACGGTCCCGACGCATGGCCGCTGATCCTGGCCGCGAACGAAGGCATCGTCATTCAGGCGACGGTCCCGGCGACCGGCGTGTGGAACTTCTCCGTCTCGGTCGATTGGGACGAAGTTGCGGCGACCGGCACCATCTGAGGCTTGCCGAGGAACAACGCGAGAGGCGGCCGCGCGAAATCGCCGCCGCCTTTTTTGTTGGAGTGGATGATGAAAAAGCTGCTCACCACGCTCACGGTTTGGCTGTTGTCGGCCTCGCTCGCTTGCGCTCAGATTTGGTTCCCGACACCGAACTCAAGCGTGAACGCGCCAAGCTCTGTGCAGATGTGCCTCAACCCGGCCGGGACCGCGACGTGCGCCGCGGTGCCCGCCAAGACGAACTACCTCACGGGCTATGACATTGAGGCGGCCGGCGCGACTGCCGCGGCTGTGGTCAACCCGACCATCACAGGCCTTCTTGGCGGCACGCGCACGATGACGTTCGCCGCGCCGTTGGGCGCCGTCGTGGCCGCACAGCCGCTGATGCAGACCTTCAACCCGCCGCTCCAGGGGTCCGCCGTCAACACGGCGATCTCCGTGTCGATGCCCGCTCTCGGCGCTGGCGCTACGAACGCGACCGTCAACGCGCAGTGCTTCTACCAGTAGATCATTGCGTGAGCCCTGCCGTGCGGAGAAAGGTGCGGCATGGCTTACCAGTTCCCGCTCGACGAGCTTGGCATCGTCAACCGCGCCTTGTCAGCTACCGGCGACAACCAAGTCGCCCAAGCTGACGACGGTTCTGACGAGTGGAACACCTGCGACCCCGCCTATCAGGCGGGCCTAGGGTACGCTGCGGAAAGCCATAGCTGGGGATTTGCCAAGCAAGTCTTGACGCTGACCGCCAGTCCGACGGCGCCGCAAGACGTGACGTGGGACACGGCCTACCCGATCCCGAGCGATTGCGTCCACATCATCTGGATCAAGATCAACCAGGACGCACCGACGGTCAACACGCCGACGCTGACGCTGTACGACATTATGGGGACGCCGAGCGGCCCTGTCATCGTCTGCAACGCCCAAGGCGGGCCGCCGCCGCCCGCCGCGCCGCAGGTCCCTGCGACCGTCACGCTCTGCTACATCTCGAACTCAGGGGCGCTGTGCGATTCGACCAACGGCACGCCGACGCTTCTGCTCGCCCTGCAATCCTTCGTCATGTCCGGCATCTACCGCGGGCTCCACGAGGACCCTGGCGAGGCCGACAAGATGTGGATGGCCGGCGAAAAGATGCTCCAGATGGCGCGCACGCGCTACGACCAGCAGAAACCGAAGCGGCAGTTTTTCAATTCGCGCATGGCCGCCGCGCGCCGCGTCCGCCGCCCGTGGCCGCCCAACGGCCTGAACAATTGGGGCGGCAGCGGCGGACCGGGTTGATAGCCGATGGCAATCCCCAAGATCATCGGGGCGCAGCGCGACTTCTCGGGGGGAGAGCTCGACCTGTCGATGAAGCGCGCCGACGAAAACCCGATCATGAAGATTGGTTGCCGTCAGCTTTCCAATTGGCGTGTGCTGCATGGTGGAGCGGTGAAGAACCGCCCCGGCAGACGCGCGCTGTTTCCAGAAGCAGGACGGGTTGAAGAAGTCCTGATGTCGCCGGGAAACGTCTTTTATCTCGTCTTCGGCGCTGGCTATCTCAGGGTTTACAACGCGGCGGGGACGCAGGTTTTCAATTCGACCAATCTCGGCGATGGCTCTACGGCCATTCCATGGACCTCGACGACAATTCACAACGTATCGTTCGTCGCCGCCGCCGGCGCAGCTCTTGCTATATACATTGCTTTTGCTGATGGATTTCCAACAAACCCGCCACAGGTTTTGACGTGGGATGGTATATCCCAAACGTCGACATGGACACTTGCCACTTATTCCGAAACAATTACGCCATCAGGACAAAAAAGAACAATATTCGATCGTATTTCTCCGCAAGATGTAACCCTCTTGCCAAGCGCTACAACAGGGAACATTAACATTACGATGTCTTCGGCAATTCTTGTTTTAGGGATGGTTGAAACACGTCTGACATATTGCGGCAGACAAGTTGTTATTACAGGCGTCACTCTTTCCGATTTTACGACCGCAACCGCCGGCCCCTCGCAATATGGCACGGCATCTGTCGTCGAACCGCTGCCGCCGTCGCAGACCTTCACGGTGTCGACATCGCAGGGAGCAATCAACATTGGTGACGAAGTGGTCGGATCAGTAACCGGCGCTAAGGGTATTATCGTCAGCAATACAAACACGCAGCAGCTACAATTGTCTTCTTCTATTACTGGCGCCGCCCCTGTTGCTGGCGACAGTGTTAGCCAAGTATCTTCAGGGGCCACCGGCATCATAACTGGTGCGTATCTTTACCCCGCTACGAATTATTGTTCCATAACCATATTTTTATCGACATTAACTCCATTTGTAACGCATCAACCTGTTGTTTGGACGGGCAATAGTTCAGGAAACGCGGCGTTCACTTTCGCAACTACGGCATTGTTGGTTGCCCAGCTTTTGCCATCGTCAAGTAATAGCATTATTCAATTTTCGACGAGCGACGAAATCGCTGGTCCGTCCGGTAACGTCACCGTGTCGTCGGCTTCGGTAACCGTCCCAAAGGCGGTATCTATTTGGGACGACGAAGTGATGAATTTGTATAGGGGGTATCCTTCGTCTGTATTTTATGATCAGAGTAGGCTTGGGTTTTGTAACTTTCCGGCGCGTCCGTCCGGTATTGCGTGGGGGACAATATCTCTGCCACAAGATATATTTGTGTCTGCTCTCGACGATACGGTCACGTCATCGAGCGCAATATTTGAATTATCGCCCGGCAAATCGCAAGTGCTGTTCGTGCAGCCCGGCATGGAGTCGAGCGAGTTCGTGTTCTGCGATAACGCAATCTATTATATCCCAATTACAACACAGAACCCGCTTAAGCCGGGATCGGTGGCGTTCAACCTCTTAAGCTCGGATGGCTGCGCGCCGAACGTCAGACCAAAGCCAATTCAGCAATCGATCCTCTACATGAAGGCTGGACTCGCGCGTGTTGGCGCGGTGCAGGCTCCCGGCGCTTATTATCGTCCTTACGTGGTCGATGATGTCTCGCAGGGCCATGAGCATCTGTTCACTGGATCGAATGCAATTGCGATTGCGGCCCCAAGTGCGCCGGGGCAGTTTGAAGAAAGCTACGCCTATATCCTGCTCGCCAATGGCAACATCGTCATGGCGCAGTATTCCATCCGCCAAGGGCTGATCGATGTTGGCCCTGAGGGCAAACCCAAGATGGGCTGGCTGCCTTGGAACGGAGCCGGGGTTGTGACGTGGCTGTCGGCCCAAGCCGCAGACGTGATTTTCACCACGACCTATCAGCCCACCGGGGCTGCGGCGGTCAGCATTGCGGAGATTCTGGACAACACGCAATATCTCGATGGTGCAATTTTCGTCACCGCTCCTCCGACGCCATTTGTCACCGCAGGCAAAGGTCCGCTGTATTTTCTCGCTGGCGGTCAGGTGACGTTGATCGACAACGGCACGCGCATGATGGGGACTTACAATATCGATGTGAACGGCAATATCATTCCGCAGTTCAACGGCGGCGAGAATCTGTCCAGCGCGACGCTCGTCGCAGGACAGCCGTGGACCTCCGTGCTAGAGCCGTTTGTCCCCGACGCGCCGCCCGGTCCGAGCCAGCATCAGCGCATGTTCAAGCGGCGCGTGTCGCGCATGGCGGTCTATGTTTCGAACTCGACCGGCTTCCTGATGGCGCGGTTGTTCAGTGGGCCGATCACGCCGGCGACCGCCGCGGCCGGCCTGGCGCTCGGGACCGTCATGAACACGTTCCGCGTCACGACGTGGAACATCGGCGACAATGTCGAGGCCGCGCCGCCGCTGCGCGAGGAAGCCTATCGCTGGCGCCCGCTCGGCCGCTCCTACGATCCGCGCATGGCCGTGATTAAGGATGTGCCGGGGCCTTTGATCGTTCACGAAATTGGTTTGGAGGCCAGCCTCTAATGGGACAAGCAGCTTCCGCAGGCGCTAGCATCTTCCAGGCCGCCGGCTCGATAGTCCAAGGAATCGGCACATCCAACGCTGACAAATACCAAGCCGACGAACAGGAACAGGCTGCGCAATACGGCGAACTCAAGGCTGTCCAGACCAACGCGGCGCTGACTCGCAACCTCAACCAGACACTCGGCAACATCGACGCCGTCCGCGCGGCGGCGCGCACAGACCCGACCTCGCCGACGGGGGCGGCCGTCCGCAACACGGTCGAAGCGACCAGCACCGAGAACAAGAACATTCAGGTAGACAGCATCATGGCGCAGGCGGAACAGGACCAGGCGAACGCGGCCTATCTCCGCAGCGCGTCGAGCACGGCGCTGCTCAGCGGCGGGATTGGCGCCTTTGGCGACATCCTCAAGGGATTCTCGGGAATGCCGGCGCTGGCGGGAGGCTGAACGACATGCCCGAACTTCTCGACCTCGTCCCGAAGGAAGTCGTCACTAGCCAGCAGCCGCGGGGCCTGAGCCCCGGCCAGGTTGCGCAGCCCTATGAGGAGCTTGGTCGCTCACTCCAGACGCTCAGCACTGGCCTGAGCGACGTCGCCGTGCCGCTCGCCGAGAAACAGGCGGCGGCCGATCTCAACCAGCAGAAGGTGACGCGCGGGCCGGACGGTTCGATCCAGGTTGCCAACCCGGCGAACGCCGTGATCTTCGGCGAGGCAGGCAAGGCTTACGAGCGCGCGGTCGTCTCGGGCACGGTCGCCCAGGCGGGCAATCTTGCCGCGCAGGACATGACGCAACTGCATCGGCAGTTTCCGCTCGACCCGCAGGGTTTCTCGACCGCCGCGCAGGCGCACCTCGACAAGATCGCTTCCGGCCAGGGCGACTCGATCGCCGGCCAGGAAATCTTGCGCGAAGGCCGCAGCCTCTACACGCAGCATCTCGACGCGATCACCAACGCGGCGGCGATGAACGACGTCGACAATTCCAAGAAGTCGATCTTGGCGACGATCGACGACCAGAAGAACACCGCGATCGCGCTCGCCCGGCAGCCTGGCGGAACGGACGCGCCGGAGTTCAAGCAGTCCGTCGCCAAGCTCAACGCGGCCTATGACGCGCTTGGCACAAACCCGCTGTTCAAGACGCCGCAGGACCAGATTGATCTCGAAAAGAAGAACACCGTCGCGTTGCTCCAGAGCGAGGGCGTCGTCGCGCACATCGACGACACGTTCAACAAAAAGAGCAAGGCCGAAGCGCAAAAGGAACTGACGGACTCGGTCCTCAACAATCCAAACCTGCGCGAGGTCGATCGCGATCGGCTCTATCGTTTCGGCATGGCGCACCTGGAGTTTCTGACCGGAGATCAGCAGGCGTCCATTCAGGCGAGTCGCCAGACGACGACCGACATTGAGAAACTGGTCTCGACCGGAAAGTTGCGGCCCGATGATCCGGCGATCGGCTCGGCGATCACACAGGCCAAGGCGATCGGCGACGATTCGAGCGTGCTGCGGCTCCAGGCGGCGATCAAGGTTGCGCCGGCGCTCAACGCCAGCGCAGCGCTCCCGTCTGCTCAGCGTCCAGCGGCGATGGGGGTCGGCGATGACTATTTCTCCATCACGCGCCGCCTAGAAAGCAGCGGCAACGACAATGCCGTCAGCCATAATCCAAAGACAGGCGCGCCTATTGCCTACGGCCGTTACCAGTTCACGGCGCCAACGTGGGACCAGGTCGGGAAGGACCATCCCGAACTCGGCCTGACGCCGCTCAACATTTTCAATCCAGACAAGCAGGAACAGGCGATGCGCGCCTTTACTGCGGACAATGCTGCCGTGTTGCAACATGAGGGATTGGCGACGACCGCGCCAAATCTGCGCATGTCAGCATTCCTCGGCCGCACTGGCGGTCCGTCGTTCCTTCGGGCGATGCAATTCTCTCCAGATGGCAACGCCGCAGCGATGTTCCCAAAGGAGGCGCAGGCCAACCCGAGCATTTTCTACGGTCCCGGAGGTCAGGCTCGCACGTTCGCCCAGGTCTTCGCTGTATCGACAAAAGCTATGGGCGGCGCGCAAGTTAACATGACCGGGGGCGCTCCGTCGGCCAATGGAGGTATGCCGTTCAGCCAGGCGGACGTCGCTCGCAATCCCTACCTGTTGTCGGCCTATTTCCGCACGCTCGCGGCAGACCCGGAGGACCGAGGAGAGACGGTCAAGGCAACCGCCGAAGCCGCGTTCAAGGCGATCGACGCAGGGATCAAGCCGTCCGACGACGCCATCGCGCTCGTCTATCAGGCGGCCGACCGCGACAAGGCGAAGTTTGGATTCCTCGGTTCTGAGTTGACCGGCAAGCTGGCGGCGCTCGGCGCGGCCGGCATGAGCGGCCCGGACCGCGCGGCCTTTGCGGACCAAGCGCGCGCCGCCGCCGTGGCCGCTCCCGACATCTACCATCAGGCGATCGCCACCGCGGCGATGACGCAGGCGAAGCAGCAGGAGCGCTTGCAGGCCGAGCAACCCTACACCGCCGCGGCGAACCGCTTCGGCACGCCGACGCCGGCCGCGATCGATCCTGCGCACCCCGAGTTGGCAGGGCAGGCGCTGGCTCAGCGCGGCGTTCTGTCGCAGCACATCGGCGCGCTCGACGGCACGCCGCCGCCGCCGTTGCTCGAAAAGGGCGACGAGCCGGCATTGCGCGCGCTGTTGCAGGGTCCCCAGGCCGCGCAGGTCCTGCCGCAGATCGCCGCGAACATGCGGCCTGACGATCTCGACCGCCTGGCGCGCGAGCCCGCGTTCAAGGAGAGCGTCGTCGGCATGTCGCGCTCAGGCGACCCGGCGAAGATGAACTCCGCCTATTCGCTCATGGACACGCTGGCGCGCCGCAAC